CTTGCACAGACACAATTACAGATTGCACAGTCAAATCCTCAAATTCACAATGTTCGAGAGGCGTATAGACGAGTTTATGAGGCGTTAGGTACAAAACAGATTGATGCGTTGTTAAAACCTGATGAAATACCGCAACCTTTAGATCCAGCGATTGAAAATGCAAGAGCTTTACAGATGAAAGTACCAAAAGCGTTTCCTTTACAAAGTCATGATGCACATATCATGGCTCATTCTGCCTTTATTCGTACACGCATGGTGCAAATTAATCCTATGGTTTATGCTTTATTGCAAGCTCATATTTCTGAACACTTATCGTTCAAGGCTCGTGGTCAGGTATTACAGATTATGGAGAAAATGCCAGAGTTTCAGGAGTTAGCAAAAGTAAATATGGAAGCGTATCAAACTTACACGGAGTCTATGGTTGCTGAGAGAGTAGCTGCATTGACTGCTGAGTTACAGGAACTTGAAAGAATAAACAACGCTGACAAACAAGACCCATTAATTCAATTAAAACAACAAGAGATTGATTTAAAAGCTATGGATATGCAACGAAAAGTGGGAGAGTTTATTAGTGAGTCTGATAGAAAATCAAATGAGTTTGAACAAAAGATAGATTTAGAAAAAATGAAAAGAGAAGACGCTGAAGCGTCTGCACAACAAAGAATCCGTGTTGCTGATGAGAAGCTTGACGTTGCACGAGCCAAGGTTCTTAAAGAATTAGAGAGGGAGCCAAAAGATGAAAGGTAAACGTTTTGGAGCTCCACCAAAAAAAGGACCACAATCTCAAGGTATGAAAGAGGGTGGTCTAAATAGAGATGAAAAATTCATGGGTTTTTTAAAAAATCAATTTAATCAAAATAAAGATAGAATTATGAAAGAAGTTGTTTTACCTGGACTTCTTAGAAGAGACTTTGGCAGTCGTATCCAAAATTTAATGAATCAAGCAGTAGCCGACTTTGACTCGCAAGAAGCCAGTGCTCCTTACAAAATGAATTTCGTAGCTTACAATCCTAAAAAAGAAGAAACAGGTATTTCAACCAAAGAAACTATGGGTTTAAAAAAAGGTGGAATCGGTTGTCCTTTTAGAGAAAATGGTGTAAAAAGTGATATAAAAGGAATATCTAACATTCAGGTTAAAGGTAAAAAGTTTATAGGCGTTAAGTGATAAAAGGCGATTCATCAGAATATCATCTGATAACAA